GCCTACGAAACTTTACTCCCACACACATACCAAGTGCGGTCAGATAGGGCACAGAAAGCCAGCCCGCGTGGGTTTCGTGACCATTCATTGGGTCTGTTACCACACCCAATGAAAATTGTTGGGCAATATCTTCAGAGATCCCACGTCCTTCGAGGTACTCTATTGCCCTTGTGTCCAGGTTTTTGCTGTAGTGATTGACCGCTTCCAGCAACGATCTCGATTGCTCGTACGAGTGCATCCTTAAACTCCAGATTCTCTATAATACCTACAACGTTTACTGCATTGCCACCCTTACCGCAGGTATGGCAGAAGAACAAGTTGTCATAGGTATTGATGACAGCACTTCTTCTTTTATCAGGATGGATGCAGCACCTTACCGATGCAGACCTTCCCTCTCGTACTTCCCCTCCGTAGTGCAGAACAATTATTCCTATGGGGATTGAGTTTGCATCAACGGAACCTTTGAACCTGCCCGCTTTACGTACCCTGGACCAGTCTTGTGTTGGCATACACACCCCTTGTCATTGCACTTCTCGTGCCAGTTACTAGAACGTTTGTAATGGGTAAGAGAGTTCTCTTCCCCTGCTTTGCTACAGTTTTCACAGATCATTTGAACTCCTTTAATTGTGTCACTGGTACACGCCATCCGCCAATAGTCTCATCCCTATACTGGGATGTTGCATACTCTTCAGGATTACAGTAACCATAGACTTCAACCTGTGAGTAATAATCTTCATCAAGAATCTTTGTACCTACTAATATCTTTCCATTGTCCTTATTCCAAAATGGAATAGAGTCACGTGTTCGTACGGTACGTACCTCAAAGTTAGTACCAACATCAGGTAACTTAGCCCGACGAGGATGCAGTTCATTGGGATACCACGGTACGTTCCAAGCAGTGTCAGTCAGTGATGCAACAGCCCACTCAGATACGTTGGCTCGCACATTAGCAAGGAGTTCGTGCTCCAGATAGCCGTACTTCTTACCTTCTGCATAGTTAGGTCTGTCTACTGAACCATACTTTGCAAGCCAACGTTCTGTTGCTAACTGAGTGCAAACCCTTACTTCATCCTTGCTCAGGCGTACTATCATCTGCCTCTTCTTCTGGTACCACTTCTGGTACAACTTCTTCTACAAGTATCTCTGTCGTGGTGATTACACCTTCTGGTACTGGCATTATTGTTTCTCCTTAATCCATTGTGCTAGATCTTGAATGACCCAGGCTTGATCTATTCCAGCGTTGCGACGCTTAACTACAACATAGTGCAGCGGTACTTCCCCGATACCTCTTGCCTTAGCATAATTAAGCGCCTCAACCTCTGCTTCTCTCCAGAATTCAGGCAACGAAAGCGTTGCCCTGTTCTTGAGTTCAAGGATATAGGTTTCTCCAGATATGATAACAACCATATCTCCCTCATCCTTTGCCCCAGCCTTAGTCAAACGCTCTGCCATAACTCCGCATTTGCGTAGCCATTTCATTACATCTGTCTCAAACTGAGAACCTTTACGTCCGTTCTTATTAGCCATCAGACTCGCAAGTATGCTCTGCCTTGTGCATCTTGATCTCCTATCTGACAAGAGGCGAAGTTAACAAATAGTGTAGCCCACTTTGAGGCATCTGCTGTATGTGGACCAAAGCGATTCTTTACTGCAGCCACACGCAACATACCCTGTCCTGGGTCGTAACCCAATGTAAGTATGAGCGCAGGTAATTGACTTACCTTTCCGTGTATTGCTCGTCGCGGAGGTGGCATACTGGGTGAACCGTACTCACTTTGCTCGCTGACGTGATGGAGAACTAAGACACAAGCCTCTGTCTTGCGTGCCATATCGTGCAACTCCATCATAATTGCACGTAGCCCTGCCCATTCATTGTCTGTTTCGGCTGCAACATTCATTAAGTTATCAATAATAATTAACTCAGGTGCTACTCCGTACAGTTCAACGTAGGCTTTAATCTCCAACTCAATGTCATCTAATGATGGACTTGAATCGAATACCCATTGTATGTGTGACATCTTAGATAAGTGTTCACTGTAGAAGTCTTGTTTGAAATCCATATTAGACTCAACAGTTAACTGTGTATGTCCTGAGATCTGCGCTGCAGACCGCATCAATACCGTTGCAGTATCAGTATCAGCAGAAAAGAAAAGTGTAGGAACCTTAGCCTTAATAGCATAGACAAGAGCAAACATACTCTTACCAGCATTAGGTGCTGCTGCAACCATACATACTTGCCCTCGTCTAAACTTGATGGACTCACCTGCTAGGCCAGTCCATACATCAGGCAGAGGCTTAGCCTTGGTATGGCTACCGCCTACTGCCCGCTTTAGATTAAGCATCCTCATCCTCCTGATGAATCCTAATACCCTTTTGGCGTCGGATCACTTGACGTTCTCTAAGAGTGAGACCGCCCCATATTCCGTAGTACTCCTTGCGGATACCCCAATCAGCACACTCTGTTCTATGCGAACATCTACGACAAATAGTTTTTGCTGCTATTGCATCTTGTACAGCATTAACATCTGCCTTTGTGTCTGGAAACCAAAAGTCACCACTTACTTCTGCACACAGCGGGTTCTCGTACTCACGAGGTTCCCGCATCCTATTATCTTAGGAAGATAGGGTCGCACTTATCTGCAGCACCCTTTGGTGCAGCACACATCCACGCTCTCCAAGGTCCTCGTGCTGAAGTACCAGTACGGTATGTCATATTGCCGTGGCTACAGGTAGGTGCTTGTCCTTCTACAACCTGTGGTTGTGCAGGTGCAACAACTGGTGTTGCATTGAAAGCCTGTGCTACTGCTGCAACTGTTCGTGCTGCTGGCCCGCCTGGTGCTGAATCAAATGGGCTCTTATTAGCCAATTCATAACTTGTTGATGCAATCAATGTAGACACCATAGATAGATCTGCTAGACCTGTCTCAAGGTCCTTAACATCCTTTGCGTAAAGATTGATTAGTGTTCCATCTGCCAACTTGTAGTTGATCTGGAACTTTGTACCTTCTGTAGCCATATTACTTTCCTCCACTTTGCTTGATTGATAGTCGCTGTGATTCACTGCCAAACTTCTTAGGTACAAACCCAATAAGTTTTTCTACTTCCTCACTGTCAATACTTTCACGTCCTTTGACAGTTGTCCAACTGACTTCTATTCCACTAGATGTTGTACCTAGCAGACCCTCGAAAGAAGTCTTCAAAGAATCTTGGTGCTTTTCTAACTCTTTAATCTGCGCTGCTAACTGTAAGTACAACAGTGCGTTCTTGTCAATATCAGCATCATCAATGATTACATCACTGACTGCCTTATGTTCTTTTTTTATACCAACGCATCCCATCTCACCTGATGCATCGTAGAACTTGCAATAGAACTTACAGTAATTGGCATCGCGTTCTGGATCTGGTGCCTCTGCTGCACCCTTGATTGCTTCCAACCAGTTCAATGCTTGCAGTGCAACAGCCTCATCATATGCTTCTGTGTGTACCTTGATATCTCGCTCATCACCATCACGTGCGATAGCAACTAGAGATACACGCTTTACATCGTGACCATTCTTTGCTAATAGATATCCGTATGTCTGCACCTGCCAGCGTTGCTGCGCTGATGGGAAGTATGAAAGGTTCTTAACCTTGCTTGTCTTCCAGTCAATGACATCACCTGTACCTGGTACATAGCAGTCAATGTGTGCCTTCATACCGTTGTATTCAACTGATGTTTCAATCAGTACATCTGGGTTATCTGCTAGTGCTCGCTCAATTTCTGCGTGAATAGCAGTGCCCATAATCGCTGCAAGTTTCATTTCGTTCTCATTAGTTTCAGGTTGATCGTTTAATCTGTACCAGACCTTACGACGACAGCCACCTAACTCTGATGGTCCTATCTGCACCTGTGTAGAACGTGAGCGCTTAGCATCACCTGCCTTAAGAGCAGTAAGTAGTAATTCCTTTGGGTCTGTTATTTCCAATGGAATTCCCACCCTACATACCAAAATAATAACTCAAAAGTTACGTGGTACTTATCCATATTGAAACCTAAACTAATACCGCTATTGCGTCCACAGTAAAACCAGAATCTACCTATCTTCTTTTCCATTGTTACATCCTCTCCTGAACCACTAACTGTAAGGGCTTACCAGTGTTAGCGTCAAGGACCGAGGCAATCTCAACTGCTTTACGGGCGTGTCTCTTTGCGTATGCTACGTCCATATCAGGTTTACAAATTGAATACAGGTAGCCAAGAGCAAGTTGACCCCCACTACCAATGCCATACGCTCCGTGATTTGCTTGGAAAAAAGAGAGATCACAAGCAATACGAAAGATGTTACCGTTAAAAGCAATGAGATAATCGAA